ACAAAAGACAAAAAAAGCTATTGAGCTGCATAGGAATTTAGTAAAAAATGTAAATACTGAATTTATAGACTTAAAAAAAGATTTTGACAAAGAATTAATTAAACCTAAATTTTAGAATTATGAGCAAAGTAAAAGAGCAAATTATTACAGATCGTTACGCAATTTATAACAGCGACTGTATGTTAGTAATGCCAACCTTAGAAAATGAAAGTATTGATTTATCGGTTTATTCGCCTCCATTTGCAGGATTGTATAATTACAGTTCTAGTGAAAACGACTTTAGCAATTGCGAATCAAAAGAACAATTTTTAGAACAATATGAATTTCTAATAAAAGAAATTTCCAGGGTTACAAAAAAAGGACGTATAACCGCCGTTCATGCTACTGATATTTTTGATAATACTTGTAGGCTTTGGGATTTTCCAAACGAAATAATAAGGATCCATGCAAAGTATGGTTTTGAATATCGAAACAGAATTACAATATGGAAAGAGCCTTTAAAAGTAAGAATGAGAACTATGGTTCAGTCTTTAATGCACAAATTTATAGTTGAAGATTCTACAAAATGTTTTACGGCTATGCCAGATTATGTTTTAGTTTTTACTAAGAAAGGAGAAAATGAAGTACCAGTAACACATCCATTTGGAATAAATCACTATGCTGGAGAAATTCCAATATTACCAAACATTTTAAGAGCCTGGAATAATGCAAACAATTCTAAATTAAACGCCGAACAACTTTGGGACCATTTGCAAACCATAAATGAAGATGATAAAATCACAAAACTTAATCATTATATATGGCAACGATACGCATCTAGTGTTTGGGATGATATTAGAATTGACAATGTACTACCGTTTAAAGATAGTAGAGAGGAGGACGATGAGAAGCACGTTCACGCTTTGCAGTTAGATGTTATTGATCGAATAGTTGAATTATACTCAAATCCTGATGAAGTTGTTTTAACGCCATTTATGGGCGTTGGTAGTGAGGTTTATAGTCCTGTATCTATGGGAAGAAAAGCTATTGGAATTGAGTTAAAAGATAGTTACTTTAAGCAAGCGAAACTAAACATGAAAGACGCTGAAAAAAGATTCTACGCAATACCAAAGCAAGAAAGTTTATTTGAATAATCTAATTCCCCCGAATAAGGGGGGTATTAAAACTTTATATATGAAAAAAGTAATAATAGAAAGTCCTTACGCTGGAGATATAGAGAGGAATATAAAATATGCTAGAGCGTGTTTAAAAGATAGTTTAGATCGTAATGAAGCTCCACTAGTTAGCCATTTATTATACACTCAAGAGGGAGTTTTAGATGATAGTATAAAAGCCGAAAGAATGAAAGGTATAAACGCTGGATTAGCTTGGATAGAATTTGCAGATATACACGTCTTTTATATTGATTATGGAATGAGTAAAGGGATGGAATATGCCAGAGGTTTTTCTATGGGTTCTGGTGTAAAAGTGGAATACAGGAAGTTAGTACAATTATAAACCATGTATAAAATCTCAATTTTTGAAAACGTAAGAAGCAATGTCCCTCATGATTATGATTTAGATGACTGGTTAAGGCACACCATAAGACCTAAAGGTAGACTAAAGAAATCAATCGATAATTATAGGAGTACTTTTTCTAAAGAGGATAAAAAAGCTTTGCCATGCATTACCGTTTCCGCCAGGTTTACAAAGTGGCGTGAGGAAAAGAATATAGTCGAAAAAATGCCTTTTATTTGCTTAGACATCGATAGGAAGACGAATCAATGTATTAGTATGTTATTAGTCAAGGAGTTATTTATGAACCACCCCTGCTGCTATTATACAGGGTATAGCACTTCAATAGATGGTGTGTATGCCATAATGAAAATTAGCGATCCAGAAAAGTTGGATAAATATTTTGAATACTTTGAGGTCGCATTGAAAAAGATAGGAATAAACATTGATCAAAGTTGCAAAGATTACGCCCGTTTAAGATTTTTTAGTTTTGACTCCGAAGCATATCACAACACAGAAGCTAAAGCATTAAAACTACCAAAAAAAGCAGCAAGGGGAGATTATACAAATCAAACAATAACAAGCGAAAGCGAAAAAGTGGAGAAGCTTATAAATGTTTTAACCACAAATTCTTTAGATATCACCTCAAATTATGAAGATTGGATTAAAATTGCTGGCGCCTTAAATAGCGAATTTGGAGAAAATGGACGGGGTTATTTTCACACTATAAGTAAATACCATGAAAATTATACTTTTGAAAAAGCCGATAAAAAATATGATAGTTGTAGTAAAATGAATAAAACAAGCCTAGGAAGTTTATTTAAAATTGCAAGTGATTACGGAGCTAGGTATTAATAACAAACACGATTTACAATGAAAAAAAAACTCTACAAATTAGGCAAGTATCTTGCAAAAAAGTACTGCCCTCACACAAACACAGAACTCGTTTATATGTGTTGTCAAGACAGATATTATCACGACAGATGCAGGGAATGTAAAAAAGATATTTATACAGGAATGTTATAGAAAAATAATCATGGATCATAAAATAGAATTAAAACTAAGAATTGCAACCTCTAATGATTTTATAGAACTTAGCCATTATAAAGCAGATAGAAAAAGCAAAGTTTTTAAGCTAAGAATAGGTCAGCCGTTTTGGTGTATTAATTCTAAAGGAGTAATTGAGCAAAAAAACTATTGCACTAAAGAAGGGATGGACAAAGTTCAGTTTAAAATATTATTGATGCATGAGCAAATTTTAGTTTGCGATATTGAGGATGGATTAATTAAAACTTAATTCTTAAAACTTTGTTAATAGTAGTTTTCAAAGCTTTTAATTAATTTATATTTGTAATGTAATTAAAAATAACAGATCATGAAAATTAAAGCAAAAGATTTAAAGATAGGACAAGATGTAAAATTTGGAAATCACTGGATTAAAATTGAAAATTTAATTAAAGGTTTTCAGAAAAATGGAAAAGGTTTTTTTCAAATATGCGGAACTGTTTATGAGGGAAAAATAAAAGACGTTAATGGTAATAGAAAAATAGAATCTTACTACAGTAATTCTAATTACGCAAAATTGGAAACTTTAGTAACTATAAGATAAATAAACCAAACGGGGTTTAACCGCCCCAATAAAACCACATAAAAATGTCACAAGAAATAACAGCAGAATACAGATTTGCAAATCACAAAGAATGGAAGGAAGCAATGCAAGAAGCTCCAAATCCAAAATGGATAAAAACCAGAGATTTATCTGGTAATAAATCTAGCAGTTACATTCCTGTCGGAGTGCAAGAGGCTTTGGCCGATCTTTTTTTTAGAGAATTTGATATTATAGACACACAAATTGAAGTTAACGGAAACCAGATTTTAGCTCAGGTTAAAATAAATGTTCTTCCAGATTATCCACACGCAGAACATAGAACCATTTCCGGAGTAGCTGCAAGGGTTATGACCAAAGCGGGTAACTCATTAGAGTACGGAGCCAGATCAGCAAAGAACGCAGCCAAAAGCGAAGCATTAACAGACTTTTCAAACATTTTTGGAAGAAACTTAAACAGGGATTTTGCAAATGATTTTTCTTATAGTAAAGCAAAGAAAAAAGAAGAGCCAAAGCAAACAAGGGGAAACGAAAACCCAATCAGTCAAGAAAATAATAACCTAAACCATAAAAACGATGCTACAGCTAAAACAGCCTAAACAAAGCAGCATTAGTTTTAATTTACCAGATTCAGAACCGCAAATAAAGCCCCTTCAAAGAACGAAAGATTGGCATAATAAAAGGCTTGGGAACTGGACTGGGAGCAAAATTAAAGATATAATGGCGTGTAGTCCAAAAGGCGCTAGAATGTCATGGTCAGATGATGCTAAAGTTTACGAATTTTCAAAAGGCGCTATTAAATATGTTTACAGCCGCGCTATGGAGCGAAAAACCCAAAGATACATTGACGGCGCCTCAACAAAGGAAATGGATTACGGAACCAAGGTGGAGCCGTTTATTTGCAAAATTGGAGAGGATTTAATTGGTCAAAAAATTAAAGAAGTTGATTTCATTACCCATCCAGAAATTACAACATTAGGAGCCTCAAGCGATGGGATTACAGCGGATGGAAAATTTGTGATAGAAATTAAAGCTTGCATAAACTGGGGGACGCATTATGAAAGGACGTTCGATTTGCTAAATGAAAAAAGCCAAGACTTTTGGCAAGTGCAAAATGAAATGTTGGTTTGGGGAGTTGATAAATGTTATTATTTAATTGCCGAGCCGCCACATTCTATCTGGCCATATTTAAAAGATGAAAAAGTATTTGAAGATTTTGAAAAAGAATGTAAAGTTGATTTTCAAGTTGTAAATGCTTCAAAATTTCATCAAAACGCATTATTAAAAAGAATAGAAATAGTCGAGTCTACCTGCGGCAAATGGATACAGGAGGGAGGAGATTTAAACACAATATTTTATGAGCAAATCGATGAAAAAAGATAGAAAAAAGAGAAAGTGCCGCTTCATTGAGGCTAACGAAATTTGTAAATCTTTAGGTTATAAAAGTAGCTTAGACTACATTGAGAAAAGAGGAGTTTACGAGTTTAGGAGAAATATTAAGCCTCGACTATAATGGCAAGGGACTTATCTCTTACCTTAGGATAACTATTAAAACTTTGTTAATATTAATAGTTAAACATTGTATTAATATTATATTTGTTAAAAATTAACAACCGAGCAAATCAGCTCAAAAAACAATAATCAAATGTCACAAAGAACACTAAATGGAACCATCGCACTAGATCGATTAATATCGGTGATGATGAAGAAAAAAAACAAAGCTGGAGAAATTATTGAGGGGATATTCATCCCTTTAGAGCTTAACAAATTGGAAAAAGTTTCTTATGAAACTCAAAGCGGAACTGTTAATGAAATACAGTTGCCAATCAGAGTCATTGTAAAAGACACAAGCGACGCAAAAGGTCAGGACGGATTTATAACTAAAGCGATTGGCTCAAAAACCTACAAAGCGGCTACTTCTGCAGAACAGGAGGCTTTTAAAGATTACAACAACGAAGCGACCAAAAAGTTGACTCCGATCTTAGGTAATATTAAAGATTTTTCTGGAGGCGGTGCTAAAGCAAATAATACCCAAGTAGTATCCGATGACGTTGTTGATGCTGACAATGACGACTTACCATTCTAAGATGGAAAAAAGCAGCAAAGGGGGGGTAAACGCTCCAAAAAAGCAATCGGAAGATCAATTACAATCTTCAATAGTAAGAAAGTTCTCAGAGCTGCACCCCGAAAAACGGGGGCAGCTTTTTCACGTTGCTAATGAAAGAAATCATGCCTTGCAAGCAATGCAGGCTAGAAGCAAAGGAATATTCCCTGGGGTTGCGGATCTTATTTACATTGATTTAAAATCAATGTTTCAGCCCAGAATTTTGGGAATAGAATTAAAAACGCCGGGGAGCAGCCACAAAGTTGATACGGTGCGCCAGCAAGTCGAATGGGGAGAAATCTTAGAGAAAAACGGCGGGACATGGAGATTATGTGACAATATAGACGATGCTATGTATTGCATTAACGGATTTTATGAAGGATTTACCACCCAAGAGGTAAGAGAAAAATTAGCCAATAACGGCAATAAAAAAACTATTAAATTTTAGAAACACCGGCATCCAGCCGAAAAAAAAGAAACCATGAGTTTAAAAGAAAAAATACAGGACATTTTAGATGTTAATGAAAACGAATCTATTATTATTGATTTGATTAAAAACGAAATTAAGCACTTCAAGAGAGACACGAATAGGGTCAGGTATGACTTACAAGAGTACTATGATGACGTGATCACAAATCGCAACGAATTAGCTCAAGCGATAGCCATTAAAGGCTTAAGTGAAAAGATTATTTATGCAAAGATTTACGGTCATGAAGTTAGAGGTTTTAATCCTGCTAATGAAAACACGGAGCTAACTAAAAAAATCTGTTTAGCTTTAAAGTGTAAAAGAGAGGATATAATTAAAAAGGTTGTTTCTTAAAGTTTTGTTAATAGTAGTTTTTGAAGCTTTTGTTGGTTGTATATTTGTACAAGCAATAAAGCTAAAAAAAATAAAAGCTATGAATACTCAAAAATTAACAATAACAGGAATAAACTTAGATACAAATAAAAATGTAAGCTTTACAATAAAAGCTTCTAATCATTATATGTTAGCTAAAAAATATTTAGAAGTTGTAAACCCTTTACATATTGAGGATTGGAATTTAGAAAATAACGAATGGAATTGCGGAAACAAAGGAATGAACGCTGGAGCTTATTTATGTGAAACAATGGAACAGTTAAGCGGATTAAAATTAAACTAAAAAACAAACGGGGCCTAGCCACCCCTTTAAAACCTAAATCATGAAACAAGAAAGCACCCCAACACCTCAACCACCAAAAAAAGATTTTATTGATCAAATCGCAGATGTATTGCTTTTAAATCTAAAAGCCAATACAGATGATAAAAGTATGAGTTATGAATTAGCTCTTAAAGTAGATCCTGGATCAATTACGTTATCCAAGCTTAGAAAAATTCTAGCTTTAGCGGGCATTAAAGAAATCACTATTGATAACTTAACTATAAAAATAATTAACTGATGGGAGTTTACGAAGCAATAAGAGCGGGAAACGGAGTTTTAAGTTTTTTAAACGCAAACGAAAGCAAAATTGATATTGGCAAGCCTAAAACGAAAAGCCATAGTCAACAAGAAATTCATTTAAATAATCTAATTATTAAGTTTGGCGAAGACAATGAAATTAAAATGATAAGAAATAACTCCCCTAAATACAAGGGCAATTTTTCTCCATTTTTTAGTAATTGCATAGAAGTTCAAAATAATTGGGTTTTATTTAGAAAATGGATTTTTGAAAATTACAGCAAAGAATTAACCTTAAAAACAATTAACTAATGAGCAATCAAACAATAGAACTTTTAGAATTAACAGAGCTTTTAATACTTCTCTTCCTTGCTGCTATTGCGCTAGGAGTCACTTTGGTAATCACAAAAATAATTTGTGTGTTAATAAATAATATCTTAGAAAAACACAAAAAAAATAAACTTCTTAATTGTGAAATTAACGAAGAAAAAGAGGAGGCTCATTTTGTAGCCTGTGAAATAGATGGAAGGAAAGAAGCTGCAAGGTTTGTTTCTGCTTTAAAAAACCACAAAGATATATCATCATTAGACGTTTATACAAATAATGATGAACATTGGGATTATTATTATCAAATCACAGGATTTTATAAATTAAATTATTTTTTGGCTTATGCTTATAAACCAAAAAACAAAAATATTTCAGCCTTGATAAAGAGTCACGTAACACCTAACGACAAAGAGCTCAAACAATTTTTTAAAACAATAACAAACTTAAAATTTGAATTATCATGAATAATCACACTAATAAAAAAGAAGCCATGAAAGACCAGTTAAAAAAAGAAGTAAAAATTATCGGATTAAGCGTCAATAAAAGCTTTGGCGGATTAAAAGCTACTGAGCTAAAATTTAACGAGGATAACAGATTAACAGTCGTAAAAGGAGAGGTTGGAAGCGGAAAAACTACGCTAAACAGAGCATTATCTTTGACCACAAAAGGATCTAAAACCTTAGAGGATAATAACCTTTATGGCGAAGTTGATCTAACCGCTCAATTATTGGATGGAGATTATAAAGTTTTTGTGAATTGCAAAAGCGACCAAAACGGCAAACTAAGTCATAGTATCTACACCATTGATGAGCATGGCAATAAATTAAAAGACGTTGTTATTGATGGGCAAAAATTAACGCCTGCTAACTATTTAAAAAGCCTTCAAACTTCATTAACCTGGAGGCTGGATGAACTTACTAGCGAAAATCCAGTAACACAGAGGAAGATTTTATTAGAATTGTATTCATCGGAGCTGGAAAAAAAGGGAGTTATTTTTGATAAAAACCACCCTAAATTTACCGAAAGCATAATCCATAAAATAGAAGTGGCTAAAAATGATCGTAATTATGCCGACATGAAGCGAAAAGAAGTTGGCGGAATAGCTGAGGATCTTAAAGCAAAGGGCATAGATTATGAAAACGCAAGAGACTTAAAGGATGTTATTACGCTGGAGCAGCAAATCAGCACGGCTCAAAGTGATGTGAATTATTTACAACGTAACGCAAAGCAAGTTCATGAAAGCGCCTTAAACGAGCTTAAAACAAAGGGTTTAGAAATAAATGCAAAGCTTAAAGATTTTAGGGATAAAATTACTGGTCACAACGCTGTTATTCAAGAGGAGTTAAACCTTTGGAAACAACATAAAAGAGAAGTATCTGAATATGTAGATAAAATACATGAAACTTTAGAAAGTTTAAAATCCAATAATATTGATGACGTATTGGCTTTAGTTAATTCTGGATTACCTGTTTATAATGAGCCAGAAAATGAATTCTTAACTCAGTTAGAATTTAATGAAAAAGGTCAATGTACATCACAGCCAGAGGATTTTAAAGATGAAGAAATAAACCAACTTTTAAAGGCTTACATTTTTTCAAAATCTCAATATTCCGCAAAAGCAAACCAAGAGGATATTATTCCAGATACATCTAAGCAAGAGGAAAAAATTGCTTACTTAAAAGATAAGTTAAATTCTAATTACTTATGGAATAAGGAAGCTAAATCTATTAATTCATTCCACGATTGGAGAGAATCAGATCAAGCCGTTAAGGATTTAAAAAATGATTACTATAAGAAATTAACCGGTATAGACACTGGCGTTGATGGATTGCATATTTCATTAGAAAATGCCGAAAGCGAAAACATATTTTTAATGTATGACGGATCTTATGATACTGAATATTTCCACAACCCAAAAAAGGAATTAAGAAAATTAAGCTCATACAGCGACACTCAAAAACCTTTAATCTGTCTTTTGATACAAAACTACTTACTAAAGCAAAAAGGAAAGTCGATGCCTTACCTATGGATCGACAAGGTGCCTATTGATAATAAAACCAGATTGCTACTTAACAGAATGAGCGAGGAACTGGGCTTGTGGTTATTTGTTAGCTGGACTGGCGATTTTGATAAAACTTCTTTAGTTGATGGCGAATTGCTAATTGAGAATGGAGATGTATTTTTTTCATAAAATAAATAAAAATTATAAAAGTAAAACAGACTGAGCAAGTTGAATTAGAAAACTATGAAATTTGCAAAGGTTTAAAACTAAAATTAAATTTTAAAACTATGTGTAATATAATAGTAATAAACAAAGGCGAAAAAGAAATAGAAACGCCAAGACATTTTTTAGAGCATTTTGGATTTATGGCAAAGAAAGAAATCTACTATAATAAAATTGAAATAGATAGTTGTTTGTGTCAATGTGATATTGAAAAATCTCTAATTGAAAACAAAATTCTCTTTAAAAAAGACTGTGGCGACTTTTATGTAGGTATGTTGAATGAAGTTATCGGTGATGACGATTGATAGCCTTGCACATAACGTTTGGCTAAGATTAGTGGCCGTTAATCACTGACCATCAAATTATAACAAGACCTATTGAGGCTATTAACTTTAGCTATTGTTAGGCACTTTTAATTATGAGTAAAATATACAAACTTACAGCATTATGCACCATTAGCATACAGACAAATGTAACGGCAAACTCTTTAGAAGAAGCCATAGAGATAGCAAACCAAAGACAAGATATAATGCACGAACAATACGAACACCCAGACGAAAACGAGCATTGGTGTGCTGATGAATATGACGGAGTTCCTTTTAATATAGGGTTAAGAGAGGATTAGGTTTCAATTGTGCTTAACGTCGGCATAAGATTAGTACGGGATAGAAAGCTAAAACCTACTGTATTACTCGGAAATTTATAAAAAGGTAATTAGCTGAAATTTGACACTAAACCCGTATTAATTTTATGTGGTGTTATAAGCCGTTAATTTAAAAACTATGAACAAAAGATATTTAGCTGTAAGTGCCTTGGATGGTAAAGATGAACTTTATTTAGTTTCTAAAACAGCAGAACGAAAATTCACTAAACAGTTTGGGGAATTTGATAGACCTTGGGAAAAACACGAAGAGGCAGTTGATTGGTTAAGAGAAAATGCAAAATATTTAGGCGTTTGCACTTGCGTAACCCCTTAATTGGCTATAACACCTGCATAACATCATTGCTGATATATCACATAAAAAATTAAAAACTAAGAAAAAAATAATGAGCAAAATAATATTAAGAGATTACCAGTTGTCCGTTGTAAATGAAACTAGGCAAAGATTAAAAGACGGGTTTATGCATTTAATCGTTCAGCTTCCTACAGGTGGAGGTAAGACAATAATCTTTTCATACATAGCTCAAAACGCCATCCCTAAAGGTAAAAAGTCCTTATCTTAACTGATAGGGATGAGCTTCTAAAACAGGCTGGCGGAACGCTTCAAGATTTCAACATTAACCCATATTTCATAAAAGCGGGCGCCAAAATAATTGACCATAGAAAAAGCTGTTTTATCGCCATGTCTCAAACGTTACGAAAGCGAATTGATAAACCAGACTGGCGAAAATGGATCTTAGATGAGATTGATATTGTAATCATTGATGAGGCACACATTCAAGAGTTTAATTATATTTTTGAAAGTGGTTTGTTAGATAAAAAAATGGTTCTAGGATTTACGGCCACGCCTTCAAGAAGCGGCAAGATGAGGCAACTAGGATTAGATTATGAACGAATGGTTCGTGGTCCACAAGTCAAAGAATTAGTTTCTAAGGGCTTTTTGGTTAATTGTGATACTTACGATTGTGGCTCTCCGAGTCTTGATGAGGTCAGCGTTAATTCGCAAACCAATGATTACAATTATACGGCCATGGCTAAACAATTTGATAAGCCTAATTTATATGCTGGATTGATTAAAAATTATGAGAAATATACGCCAAATCAAAAGATGCTCGTTTTTTGTTGCAATGTAGATCACGCAATTAAGACCGCTATTGAGTTTTCTAAAAAAGGCTATCCCGTTAAATTTGTAAGCAGTAGCCGGGCGAAACCAAAGCAACCAGAAAACGGATGTACCGAGGGGAAAATTCAGAGGTATAAAGAAAGCGTGAAAGCTTATGACTTTTATAAGGAAAATTATGAGCAATTTAGCGGCGGACGTAAATCAGTTTTAAAGTGGTTCAAAGAAACCAAAGGCGCTATTCTTGTAAATGTAGATATGCTCACAAAGGGATTTGATGAGCCGTCTATCGAGGTAGTGGCATTAAACAGAGCCACCAAATCAATGACTTTATATTTGCAAATGATAGGCCGTGGATCGCGTACTTTTAAGGATAAATTAAATTTTACTTTGTTTGATTTTGGCGGAAACGCCAAACGGCTAGGCTCTTATGAGGGAAACAGAGAATGGGCACTTTGGCATGAAGAGAAGAAAGGCGGCAGTGGTGTGCCACCATTAAAAGAATGCAGTTTGACTAATAAAGGAAAGCCTATCACAGGATCTGGCGAAATTAAAAAGGGATGTAAAAGATTAATCATTGCTTCTGTTAGTTTATGCCCTTTTTGCGGGTTTAAATATCCAGAAGCGGATCCAGCCAAAGAAATCGATCTTCAATTGGCTGAAATAAAGGACGCGAATGGAGTCAGCATAAAGGTAAAGAGCTTTAAATTAATGAATCATTATGAGCTAAAGACCTATCGACAAATTAAAGAGCATACAAGCGCATGGCTTTGGCGTCAACTATGGTTAAGAGGCGGTGAAAAGGAGCTTAGGGATTTTGCCAACTATGACCATTGGAGTAGTGGCACAACTCAAAGAGCTATAGGATTTTGCAGAGGTAAATTTTAATTTAAAAACTAAAAAATGGCATTAATAAATTAATTATGAAAGTTTCAATAATTGTAATAATTATAGTAATGATAGCAGGATTTATATTTGGTAAATATTATTATTCTTAAAGTTTTGTTAACTATGGTTTTTAAAGCTTATAAGTATCTTATATTTGTACAAGCAATAAAGCTAAACTAAAATTTTAATCATGAAAATTACAATTAAAAAAGTAGAGCAAGTAATTAATCCAAAAATTCAAAACTTAAAAACAGATTCAGAAATATATGAAGCAATTTACAGCACGTTTCAAATATTAGATCAAAAAATTGACTATAATTCAAAATTCGGAAAATCAACTCTCTTTTTTTCAGATGCAAATTGGAGAGAAATTTCAAAAGATATAGCCAATACAATAAACGCTAAATAAAATAAACGGGGTTTAAAAGCCCCTTTAAAACAAACATTATGAAAACATTTGAACTTACAATATTTAAAGGAAACGAAAGAAAACAGACAAAGACAGTAAACGCAAGTAGTCAAGAGGATTTAAAAGCTCAAAGGAATGCGTTCTGGATGGAGTCTCCTTATAATAAATCTTTGCCCCAAAACTGGATGGGAACAAGAAGAATAAGATAAAGTAATATTAAAAAAAAACATTATGAAAACTGCAACAAAAAAAATAGTATTGACCGCAACAGGAGCAAAGAACAAAAGAGTCTTAAACGCATTAGAGAACTGCCGTTTTTCTTTTTCAACTAGAAGGATATACACAGGGTATTACCTAGGAAGCGGTAGATACACAACGCGCCACACGGCAGCACCTACGTTAATATCATTACTAGAAACACAAGGGTATAAGTTCACGGAGGGAAATGTTAGTCCCCAGGGCGGCGCGTCTGGCGAGTACATTGAAGTATCAAGGGTAGCATTTAAATTTATAGAAGGGCTTAGAAAATGAAAACCTGCAAAGACTGCCACAAAGAAAAACCTTTTGAGGACTTCCCTAAAGATGGGGTAACGGCTCAGGGCGTTCAAAAATATAGAGCTAATTGTAGAAATTGTCATAGCATTTATAAGAGCAAAAACTATAAGTCTAGCAAAAAAAGAGCCGAAAAACGCGGCGTTGTGCTAAGGAGAAATGAAATAAAAAACATAACATTTAGTAAAGAATGCCATGAGATAAAACAGGTCGTGCAATTTGTTACTAAGATAAAAAACATTGAAGACTTTAACCGGACAACTATTAACGTTTTAGCAAGGGCAGCCTATTACCGCCTTTGCTTGCAAATGATACCTAACATAACTAAGATAGCTACGGCGCACTCAATCGGATATGACAATGCAAGCCTGCACCACTCTTTAAAAGTGTACGAAAATAATAGCGAAGTAAAAATTATCTTTGACGCGTGCTTTAATATACTGGAAAAAAATCTATATAAGGTAAAAGCAGCTGCACTGGATGTTGAATTAGATAAGGCTAAGCGCATGGTCGAGGTGTTACAGGCAAAAATATCTCAAGACAAAACGTCAATAGTCCTTGCATCATACATCGTGGAAGAGCTGGCAGGACTAACGGAATCACAAAAAGAAGGATTTAAATTTAGATTTGATAGCTACATAAAATTATGCAAAGCATCAAATAAACAGAACGGCTACTTCACAGCCAAGGGATTATGAAAACAAACGAAGAAGTAAAGGAGCATTTTAAAAACGCAAAAGAAGTTAAGTGTTTGTCAGATGGTAATGTGTATGACATTACTAAAGAAGGTGCTAAACAGATTCATCAGCCTTTAAGCCAAGAATGCTGGATATGTTCATTCAAAACAAATGTAAAGCTTTCTAATAAAGAAGGTGACTACGCTGAGATCATTAGCACTAAAGATCATATACAGGAATATAATAAATCCCTTAAAAAGCTTAATGTGTATGAATGGAAGTGGATTTGTAGTGAAGATGGTGAGTTGTTTGTTTTAGTAGATTACTACACTAGCAAAAAAGATTTTGTTAAACAAACTCATATAAGTCTCAAAATAATATCTAAAATAAAAAGTACTAAACGAATTAAAAGCAACTAATTAGACTATATTTGTTGCGCTTCTTATATTTTCATGATTATTTTTTTTAGGTTACTGCAAAAACCCCTTAAATTAACTTTTAAGGGGTTTTTACTTGCTCTATTTTTGATGCGCTGATATTCGTTGTTACTGGCGCTACCGTATAAACACCACCAAGAGAACCAATGGCCGTAGCTATTTTACCCAATTCAGCATTTAATAAAGTATCTGATGAAGTCAAAGCATTTGACAAAGCTTGATATCTAACCGCATTATCAATGTCTCCTCCGATTTCGCAAGTGCCATCAGTTTTTAAATGTATCGCAAAGCTTACCGAACCATCCAGAGATTGTGAAAATATGCGTTTTTCCCCCTCCTCTGCTACTTGATTAGTATTGATATATCCAATTATAACAGGCTCGGAGTTAACCGCTGTCGGCGAATATATAGCGGTCATATTCTTTAACGGCTGGGAATCCTCTCCGTAATTAGCGGCGACTTTAGCTGTTTTTGCGCCATATTGATCAACTTTTAAAATCCGTTTTCCGTTCTCAATTAAAAAATCTCTTACTTTGCTAAATGTTATCATATTTTTTGTGTGTTTTATTGCATGTCAAAAATATTCGTTGGAGTTCCTCCTGTAAAAGCTTCGGGAGTTAAGCAATTAATACTCATTGTGTCGCCTAAACTATCCTCTTTGTAATTAATTTCATTAACAATAAATTTTTGCCTTTTATAGATAAACAATTCCTTATTTTGAAATTCAATTACTTGCCCGCATAATAATTTAAAGTCTATTTTAGGCAAAATTAAAGTGAGGCTGATCCCTCTTAATTCGGCTGCTAACGCGTTTCTTGCAGCCTCGATAGTGCTAGTATCTGTTCCGCTAGAAAGCACTTTACAAAGGCTTCTTTCTTGCTTAACATTTGGGTTTTTTATGCTGTCAAAAGTGCTAACGCCTATATTATCATCACTAGGCTGTCGCCTTACTGTAATGTCGCTATGAAAAGCCCTCCCGTTAATGCTTACGGCACTTGATAACAAATTATAAGAGTTATAAAACCTAATTGGCTTAGCGCCTATAAACGCATTAAAATAATAAACATCTCCTTTTTTTGTATGACCAATAACTATATTTCTCTGGCTTGCTAGTTGAGTTAAAAAAGAGGCTACTGATTGACTTGGCTGAGCTACGGCTTTTTCATATACTAAGCCCATTTTATTTGAAACATTACTTTCAATTAATTGATTTATTCCAAACGGTCTTAAAAGTTGAGACGAGATCTCAGTTAAAGATTGGTTGTTTTTTTCCAACGGATAGACGCTTTCTGGAATGCTTACATCCTCTAAAATACCGCTTTTTGAATAACCGCTAAACGAAACTAATTGAGGAGTTTTTGTGGAAGTAAAAGAATTATTAACAATATTACCGGTAAGCAGCAAGGTCATATCGTTTGAGAAAATTTCAATTTTTGGATATGTTAAAGGTTTGAATATCTTTTGATGCTCAACATTATCTGGATCAAATCTAGCGTCAAAACTAAACACACTAGCAAAAGTGTCTAAGCTAAATTTTAGAGTTAAGTTACTGAAGTGGTTGAAGAATTTATTTTCTATTTTTATTTTCATGTCGTGTGATACATTTACGTTTTTTTTCCTAAATATAATAAGTAATTAATCTACCTTTTTTTATTCTATAAGATTCATTTAATCCGATATTGTTTATTTTTTTAAATGCCTCCAAATTTTCATCGCTTGCAACGCCTAAAAACCTATGCGTTAAAACAATTAAATTACTGTCTTTGTTTATTCTAGTAGACCGCTCCTGTCGAGCGTCAAAACTTAGTACAAACAGGCTCTTGCTTGTGTATGTGACCAAATCAATTAAAGCTGATTGCAAATCAAGGTCTGGCGAATATTCATTCATAATATTCTCTAAAGGGATTTGATTTCTATCAATGGTCGCTAAATAGTCACGATACAAAGTAAGCATTTCAAAATTTACCCTTTCAATATCGGATCTAAGGACGTAATCGTCAGGCAAAGGATTAACGGCCGATTGCGCCATATTACCTATTAAAGTAGCCGATTGGGACTCAAAGTAATATTTACTTTGTCGGTTGTTTATATTAAGGGTATTTTTTATTTCTTGATATGCTGATTTAACCGATTGGATTTTACTGCTAATATTTCTAATAAAATTAGCTGGCTCACTAAGAACTATTTGACTGCTAATTATAGCCGAGTCAGTTTCTTGAACCAGCAAATTAAGGTCGTTCAAAGATTTGTTTTTTATCGCACGATACTCGTTAAAACGGCTTGAATTTGGCTCAAATCTAGCAGCCGATATCTGTATGGATGATTTAATCGTGTTTATGTCACCAGTGTTTGGACGTGCTTTTGACGCGTAGTTTTGAACAGCAAGATTATTAACAATGTTTACCCGTTGTTTTACTTCATCGGGTATTGAATCGCTTTCTTGTGGGTAATCATCGGCGATGCTCTCCCAAAATAAAACGTTTATTTCTGTATTTCCATAACTATTATCGTTGCGCTCTATATTCGTAGGGTGACCGCTTAAAGTGCCGTAAAAAGGGTGCGTAACCGTCCATAATCTCTTATCTTTTGCGCTTTCTTCAAAAGCTTTGGCTTGATCAAGATTGTCCTCTCCGGTAAAATAAAAATTTAACGGAAATGAACCAGACTCAGACTCTTTTCGATCAATAAAAGATCCACGAACATTTATAAAATCATACTTTGCAAAATTTAGCTTTGTTGATTTTACACTATCTCGCCAAAGCGGATAATATACAGATCCATCGCCTGTTTTTATGGTAAATTTTATATTGTCAAGATTTTCCTTCCAGCTCATTATTTCCAATGTTTATTTAGTTGATATTCTGCGTTTTTCTTGTAAAATATATTAATTGATTTAGAAGCTTTCGTCTTTGCCGCTCTTATAAATCCTCTACCATTTACATTTGCATTATCTGATTTTTTTAATATAAATAACTTTTTAAGCTTAAATCTGGGACCTTGAGCATTTGTGCTTCTTTTAACTCCGCTTAATTCATATAAAGTACCCGTTCCCGAACTACCTAAAAGCATGTATTTCTTTCCACTAGCTGCGGTTGACATTACAGCAGCCACAAATTTAGAGTTTCGTGTACCTGTGTGCGATTTAAAAGCTCTTCCAGCGTTGTGAGCTTCTATGGTATTCAAACGGTTTTTTCTCTGTAAGCGTCGCCCTTTACTTTTTGATACTCTAGCATCATCATGAGGCACTAAACGCCCTGTATCTAAATTACCTCCGAACTCTTGCTTTTCTAATTCGTTGGCAGTATCAGCTCCTTTTTTAGAATCTATTCCAGCCATAGAAACCATTGAGTCAATTTTAAATCCGCTAGCTTTATCAACCGTGCTAAACGCTTTTAAAAAAGATTTGCTCCTAGTAATAAAACGTTTTGCACCCTGTATTGGAATCTCTTTTTTAGTTTCAAAAGCGGCATTGTTGAGCGTATTTCTAACCGCACTAGGAAGAGCCGATTTATGAAGTTTTTCAAGCTTTACAGTTAATTTAATAACGCTATCGGCATCTAGTTTTAGCATGCTATTTTGTGTTTTTTAGGCTTGCACTTTTTAATTTATATATTCCACAGATTGCCAATAAATCCACTTTTAAAGTAGATTTTAGCCTCTTGTGTAAATACTTGACCGTTTGTATTATTTAAAAAATTCTCAAAATTTCTAGTTCCGCCCGTAAAAGGATAGCTATATATATCACCATTTATAAAAGTGTAAAATTTAGAGTTTTTGATAAAATAGTTTGTTGATTTTTGAAAATCAGAATTAAGAGTAATGTCAGAACTTTGATTAAAAACAAAGGTAGCGGCGGTAAATACATAACCTCTTAATTTAAAATCATCAGCGTCATTATTTCCTAAATTGCTAATATACACCTCTTTTTGGTCAGCGAATAGATAAGGTGCGTGATCAGTCGATGACTGCTGTGTTAATGTTTGCTTATTAGCGACTGTGCTCAAATCGCTTAAATCAAACATATACATATCATACACCGTTGCGCTAGGCGTTTTTGCCATACAAATTAAGACTCCTTTATGAATTAAAGCGTCATAAATTAATATGTCGTTGTCGCCCTCATCTACCCTAATGACTTGCTGCACGTTATATGCTTGAGGTGTGTTTTTTAAAATAAATCCATCGGATAAATAATAAGTTTCTTCGGTTGAATTGTAACTAAGAACCCCGCTGTAAGGTAGGCTTATAGTATTTTGAACTACTTCTTTTGACAGGTCTATTAATTTAACTCCTGACGAATTATTAATTATCAATAAAACCTGAGAATTAGCATTGATATTAGACTCTGGATTAAAAGAATAAGCATTAATTCCCGTGCCTGTTAATTCATAAGTGGTAGAAGAAAGTAGAGGTTCCGAAACTTGACCGATAAAAATATAATTATTCGGCAAACTATCCAAATCAACATTTATAGAAACATCAGTGCCCTCAACTGATAAAACTTGTAAAAGGTCGTTTGTTTCGTTTGAAAATACTTTTAAAGCGTCTAAAAATTGATATTGAGTGCTTTCGCTGTCTTCCGTTTCCGTAAACTCAACGCCCGCATCTCTTATGATTTTATAAATGTTAGTTATAACATCACCGTAGATTTCTCTGACAACTGGCGTTCCCGCTTCCGTGGCTGTTTCATTTTTAATTTGACCATCAGGAAAAAGCGTGTTATTTCCATCCTGTGCGATTGGTAAATCTCTTATTGTTCTCATTTTATAATTGTATTACGTCAACGTGAATGACTAGATTTGTTGTAACGTTACCCGTTTTTTCAATGTATAACTTTACTTTTGTTGTGTTTACTATCTTAAAAGGTATCGGTTTAATATCATTATCGAAATTCATATTTCCTAAGCTTTGAACGCTTACATCGACTTTGTAAATTGTTGAGTCCATTGTATTAGAAAAAGTCACATCAACCTCTGTAATGTTACCAGGAGAGGCGGCAACCACTGCGGATATATCACCATTTGAAACGAAATTAGTTCCAACAGAAGAACCTCCCACATTTCCTAAAACAAAACGCCCTCTATTCCTTAATGCAGGCGATCCAATCCCTGCTATAATATCAAACTGAGCAGCAGTTAGAAGTCCGTTTCTTGCTGCGGTTGCTAAATAATCACCGCTATCAGATCCAATCACTCTTTTTGTAAATGCCGTTTTGTTTATTAACGGTGTAGTCGCTACCGTGTTAATCGTTCCAGCGTTTTCTTGCGCTTGTGTACCCGCTTTTAAATATAGAAGCTCATCTATTACGGTGCCTAAATTAAAGGCGTCTACCTCACGTATAATCAAAACCCCCGAAGCTGTATTAATCAGCCTTACATATTCATCTTGCTTAAAATCGCCTAAGTAAGTAACCGCTTTATTTGCGTTATCTAAAGTGCCTCTGATTGAAGCTTCAGTTCCCTTATCAAACCCCGCTTTTGCTCTTATTATTTCACTGTTAACAACTCGTCCTAATCGAACTGGCAAAGTTAAAATGCTTCCAGATTTTCCTAAATCATAAATTAAATCATTCTTAGTCGCTAAGCTTCTTAACGAATCAATAAATTGATACCCGTTTGTTTCGTTTTCTGGTAGGTTGTTAAAATCCAATCCAGCTAAGTTCATAAGCTTTGCAACTAGCTGATGAAAATCCCCGTAAACTCTTTCATTTACAGGCGTTCCGCCTCCCGCTCCTGTGTTGTCTTTAATTCTACCATTAAGATAATTTGCTGGATCTGAATTATCTATATTTTGTAACGTTGCTTTATCTCTAGCCATTTTATAATTTTTTATGAGTTGCTAATTCTGCCTATTTTACGATTTTGTACTCTTTTTATTATCATGTAAAGTTAATAAAAATATAAGCAGCTAAATGGGCTGGCTTTAATTTTAATACTAATTCCCGAAATTCACGCCTTCTAATTTCTGGAATTACAGCGTTCTCTCCTAAATTTTGCCCGCATATAAAGAAGCTTGCCCACAAATTAGCTCCAACGCCGTAGGACTCATCTTCATCTATTTTATTTGCAATCACTTGGGAAGTTACTCCCCCGTGAAATGTGCCGTTACCATGCTGCGTGTCTCCCCCATGCTCCGTTGTGTCTACAATAGTCCCAGCAACTTCTGACGGCGTTTTGTAAGGAAGTGTATTTTCAAAGACCCTAACATCAAAGCCCGAAAGTCTTAATTGGTCTTCAATAAAACTTTTTGATTGTCTAGCCTTTATATTATTTGGATGTCCTATTTTTCTTCTTAACCCCGCTTTTCTAAATTCTAAGTTACTTCCTGTTCTGTCTGATAGCCCATAATTATATTCCAAAAATGAAGCGTCTTCTTTTGTGAAGTTTTCATTATCTGGAATACTTGCATCAATTAAATTTTTATAATCATTTACAAATCGTAAAAAACTCAAATTAATTGCATCGTGTAACAAATCAAAAGTGCCTCCTTTTGGCTTGTAAAAGGCTCTACCCGTCGGATATAGTTGATCAACCAAATTAGATAGCTCAAAGTCTATTATATCGTCATCAGTTTGCACTGAGCTTGACGGGTACTTATGCGGAGTGGTTAATCCATATTGGGAATTAATCCCATGCTGCGTTTTATCATTGCTCATAAGTAGTTTACATTTATAAGATTTGGTATTTTTTCCCTTGCGAAAATAAAACTAGTCTGGGTCACTCCATCAATCAACATATTAAAATCATTGAAAAAGTTATCCGCGCTTAAAACATCGGTAACAACTCCCTGTAATTTTGCCGTGTATAGAATGTCGTTTTTATTTCTTAGCAAATCAGCGCCATCTACAAAGGGTCTAATGCTTCTCAAAAATGAAATTAAATTAACTTCTATTGCATTTCTAATCTCGGTGCTGCTATCAACTAAACCAATTATATTTACCTCAACGCCTACAGGATCAACTGGCAAAACTTCTAAATTAGCCTGTATTGGACGCCTCGATCTTTCTTGCAAAGGTCTGGTTTGATCTGGATCAAAATTAACAACCTCCTCAACATCGTCTAAAATGCTTTGAGTTGGAACACCTCCACTTCCAGATGACTCCACAAATATTTGAACGGTTCCGCCGTCAGAGTCCTTTATATAAGGATAGACAAAGCGAACTCCAGCTGCATCCGAAGACCAAATCCGATAGTCAGCTTTTGATCCACCTTGTGGCTCTAGCTGAATAGCGTTTAATATGGCATTTCTAAATTCTTGAGTTGTTTCTGCACTGACTGGCTCCTGCATAATTGACCCGCCAGCTCCTTTGTTAATTACCACGGTTTTGTCAACGCCAATAACTGGTTCGGTAATCGTCAAATTATTTAAATCATCTTGAAAATAATCTAAACCGCCACCAATGGATCTAATCGTGATTAAATCATCCGTGCCGGTTAACGTATATTCATTTTCTAAAATGTAAAGTTTGCCAGCATTTTCGGAGTCCTCATTCGATTTAAAAGTCAATCCGCTTCGTAAAACGCTATCCTCTACACCCGTTACATCTACTCTATAAATTGCCGATGTTGCTGGCCTTATATCTCGATTTAAATAAATACGTCCTAAACGATTAAGAGATCCGCCGTTCTCAAAAGTGTCCGCCGTATCTGGATATAAATTTCTTTGAGCATCTTCAAGCCCTAAGTAGGCAAGTTTAAATTGAGCGGCTAAAACACCCGAAAAAGCGTCTAACGTTTTCTTAAGCTTATCATCAGACAAATTTAATCGATTTCTTAAATCGTTAGATATCTGCTCTTTTAATCCTATTATCGTTTTCATATTATTTCTTGAATTACTAATTCATTTCTGGAATTTTCCCAAACCATTTTTAATTGCCTATCTGCTTGGTTTTGAAACTCTGATATTGCTATTATTATTTCGGCTTTGTTATTTGCTGCAATATTTACCTCAACTGTAAAATTAACTACATTGTTAAGGAATTGCAAATCCGCATTAACCGCATCCTCGATTAATTTTATACCCTCCCCATTTAGTGCAACGGTTGATAAAGTTCTCTCAGTTTGCGAATTAAACCATTTGTCTGGATCGTTAGAGTAAAAAAGTTGATTGCCCCAATAGTCAAAGTTTTCTTCGGATGAATTTTCTTCGCTTGTAGTATTTTGTTCGACATTGCCGCCGTAAAGAGCCAAGTAAATAGTTTGGTAAATAGTTTCCGAAAGCAAAAGATCGGAGTTTAAAATCCTCATTTCACCTCCAGATCCGCTCTCGAATAAATTTATATCTTTTGTTGACATTGCTTTATATTTTAATTAATTAACCGCCATACTCTAAAATCCCGACCGTATTCTGCATGTTTATAGGTATTGAATTTCCATCTTGAGATACTTTCTCAACGTTTCCGCCTTTATCTCTCACATCTATTCTAACGCTGCTGTCTCTGATCGTTTCGGTAGTTTGTTGACTTGCTGCTTGCCCGCTGCTAGGTAAAACACCGCTTTCGTCTCCCGTTCTATCAAAATTAAAATTGGCTTCCATTTCATTAAGCTTTTCCAAACCAATGCCAGCCAAATCTCCTACCTTTCCAGGCAGTTCAGATAAAAGAAACAGCAATCCTTTTAATGGCAGCAGCATATAAGTAATTAACGCGTTTCCAATTCCTTTAAAAAAGTCTAAGAAGTCAAATTCTTGAAAAAACTTAGTAATTGCGTCCCATGAAGTTTTTAGGACTCCTGTAAACTTAATAAATTGTTGACCGAAAAAGGCGACTATTTCATCCCAGTAAAGGAATATATACACCACAGCTAAAACAGCAGCAATGATTGCTAGTATCGGCCATGTGGCCGCTATAACAGATATCGCTAGAGCAACGAAAGCGGAGTTAGCGATATAAGTGGCTGCGGTGCTTAAAAACATAGCTACCCTATAAGCGCCTTGAGCTACCGCATTAGATATTAACGCCCTTTTGTTTGTTTGGGTAATTGCGCTATTAACCCCCATTACAACATTATAACCGAATAATGCGATTTTAGAGGCTATAATAGCCCCTTTAGTCACCAACATTATAGCCGCTAAACTTACAGCAACAACAACTAATGTTTCCATGTTATCAGAAACAAAGAACAAAGCAGTTTGTAAAGTGTCTAAGCCACTTCCAGAGGTTGCGGTTTTTAAAGTTAAATTAGTAAATGATTTAGCAACATCAGCAATCGCTGTATTAACTGTTTTTGTAGATGCGTTATATTCGTTATTTAACGCTGTGTTTTTTTCAAACTCAGAAGCGGAAAGAGCCATTTTGTCTTGAAGCAATTCAAAATTTGTAGCCAACGGGACTATTCCTTTTGATACGGTTTCTCCTTTTAAGCCCGCTTGATCTAAGGCTTGAGCAACGGAGCCACCTTCTTTTGAAATTCTGCTTAATCCGCCTACAAAGTTAGTAAAAGCTTGCTGAGGACTTTTTCCAAAATCTTCAACAACCTGTTTAGAAGTTTTGCCCATTATTTTAGCGTAAGCCTCCAGCTCTGAACCTCCGCTTAAAGTAGCCATTTCAATCCCTCTAAATACTTTTGCAACGGCAGTACCAGCGGCTTCTGGACGCACGTCTAAAGACTTTAAGGCTGTTGATAGTCCTAGTATTTCTTTGGCTTGCAAGCCATAAGCAGCTGTTCCTCGAGCAACCTCACTAGCCACGCTTAAAATCTCTGATTCCGTAGCGGCTGAATTGTTACCAAGACCAACGATGGCAGATGCAAACTGATCCACTATTCCAACGCCTTCTCCTGTAATGGTTAATAGTCTGGCAATGCTAGAAGCGCCCTCCTCTCCTGACAAATCGGATGCTTTGCCTAGTTTGGCCATTGTGCCAGAAAATTTTAAAATATTTTCCGATCCTTGAACGCCTAATTGCCCAGCAGTTTGACCTATCTCCAAAAGTGACTCGGTTGAAACCCCCCGCATACTATCTGACAAATCTATAAAATCCGCTCCTAATTGCTTTAGTTCCTGACCGCTGGCTCCTGTGGTTTTACCCACCCCAACCAAACCCTGTTCAAAATCTGTAATCCCTTGAAAAACTGCAAAAGCTAAAAACCCTCCAGCAAGCAATCCAAATTGACCCAACTGAGCTTGAGCCCTTTTAATAGGACTCAGTAATCTATTAAAGCGATGTTCTACCCTCGCAATTCCCACAGACGCCTTAGAAGCGAAGCCATGCACGTTGGCACTCATTCGTCTCAAAGTAGGACTCAACCTATCATTTGCGGTAAAAATAACGGGTGCTTTAATCGTTGCGGCCATAACTACAAAAATAATAAAAAAAAATATAGTAAATCGTTTTTACAGCCGTATAATAATAGATACGTTTTATAACTGTTAAAGTTTTGTTAAGTATGATTTGTAAACAGTATGTTAGTCTTATATTTGTGGTGTAATTAAAACAAACGTTATGAAAATCACACTAAACGGAGTTGAAGTAAGTTATACATCTTATGAATATGAGCCACAAGAGGGAATGTTTTTATGGACTGCTCAAATAACTAAAATCGCAGGAGTTAAATTAAACGGACATGATGACATGGGACATAACTTTTCAGAAGATTATAACGGTGCTGATCTTACAGCATATAGTAAAAAAGATTTGTATTCTTACATTCGTAAATTAAACAAAGAAAACAATTTATTTATAAATAAAAACGCAGGTTACTAAATAAAACGGGGTGTAAAAACCCCTTAAAAAATAAGCTATGGATTTAAAACAATATCAATACAAAAGAATGTTGGAAGAAAGGATAGGGCATAATTATCAGTACCCAACAAATGAACAACAAATAAAAAATGACTCTTTAGGATACGTTCATCACGAATTTGTTGACAGAAAGGGATTAAAAAGCATGGAAACAAGAAATGAAGAAACAGCTAAAGAAATAGTAATAAATTACAGGGGTAAAGGCTTTTTTTCAAGAATAGTATGTTACCCTAATAACATAATAGGAGCTAAATATTTTTCAGTTATTTATAGAAAAAAACCCTAACATCTTTATACCTGTATAATAATAGATACGTTTTATAACTGTTAAAATTTTGTTAAGTATGATTTGTAAACAGTATGTTCGTCTTATATTTGTGGTGTAATTAAAACGAAACGTTATGAAAACTTGCAAAAAAACAGGAATGAATATTCTTATTAAAACAGGCTCCAGGGTAGATGTTAATTTTATTATAACTGAATCATGGGAATCTAAAGCCACTTTATTAAAAGGCAAAGTGCTTTCTATTAAAACCTCACATGGTAGCTCTTATTTATTGATAGGCACAGGTAGAGAGTCATCACATGAGGAATTTACTCAAGAATTACCTAGCGGGTATTATTCTACATTGTCTCACGAAATAACGTTAACTAAATAATATTATGAAAAATTCTCAGATAGTAGGCATTAATGAAAAGTATTCAGATAACGAAGGAGCGACCTCCACCGCTTTTTATGTCGAAAACGGTGTGTTAAAAAGTGATATGTTTGCCAGCGGCTACGGTGGCAGATTTGACGACTACACTGCAGAAGCGTCTAACTTTACAAAGTTACGGGCAATCTCTTTGTACAGAAACCCAGCAACCAACGACTTAGATTTACCTGTAAATATAGGAAGCGTGGTTACTCTTAAGCGTTCAAGAAAATTACCTAACAGGGTTGCGCTTACTATTTGCGAAATCGTAAAGCCATATTACAACGGGTATGATTACACCCCTTTGCAATATGGCTTTAAAATAAATGGCATTTTAGTCTATACGGCTGCAAATTGCTTAAACTTAATTTTAAAAAACCCTTTTCCTAACTTTATAAAACTTTAAAACCCAGTAATTACTTACCGGGTTTTTTTAATTTATCATGCATCTCTTTTGCGTTATCATACCAATACCCAATTCCATGGTAATCCAATGAATCTAAATACATAGCATCGATAACAGAAGGCGGCCAGTGATGCTCATTGATCACAGATTTAATTGCAATATCAATGTTGGCACTATCTAACCACCCGTTTAAAAAACCGAACAGAGTTGGTTTAAAGTATCGAAATCATCCTTTTCAAGCTCCTTAATATCCACCTCTTGCAACATGGTTATATAAGCAATTATTCGTAAAGTATAAGTTCCTAACTTTTTTTGAACTTCTAAACCATCCATTAGAACGTGCTTATCAGCAGCCTTTATTCTGCCTCTAATTTCAACTTTTTTGATTGCCAATGCAGCATCTTCTTTATCAGTAAACAAAGGATATCGAAGCGTATATTCCACTTTTCCTTTTGAGTCGATAATTAGTAAGCCATCCTCAACGGCTTCAATCATGTCTTCATACTCATCATAGATTTTAGAGTCAGACATTTTACCTCTTCTAAATTCCTTTTTTAAATGAAGTTGTAAATATCTCTTTACATCCTCAAAAGCTACTTCTTTACTTACTTTACTCATTTTGCTTTGTTATTTTGGCGGCTTTTACACCGCCGTTAAATTATTTTTTGTTGATTTTTTAAAGCTTTTCTAGCTTTCCGCCTCCAGCGATCTTAGCGGTTAATTGCGCTGTGTTCGTGTCAATTTGAATATCGCCCACAAATTTACCGCGACCTCTAAAAGTGATATTAGAAATATGGGTAAAAGTCCAAGTGGCAAGCTCCATGCTTTCTGCTAATTTCGGTAAATTCAAAAGCTCGTTATTGCTTATGAAATCAGCCTGTAAAGGTCCCTCAAATGACCAGCGAACACGATTGATTTGATCTATCATATCGCCTCCACCAGTAATCATATTTCCGTCGTCATTTGATCTAAAACCTCCTGGATCTATCGTGTAGGACTCGTTTGATTTAGTCGTAAACTTAAAACTTCCTAAAGAGGGATGGTTGCATGTGATCTCTATAATGTCACCTCCTGCGTATGTTGCCATTTTGTGTGTTTTTTATGTGATTAAATTTATGCTCTTAATTAATATCCAGCTTCTACAGTGGTAGACTCTATGCGTGCAACTCCCGTTCTTTTATATCTAAAAAAAGTTTCAAAACGATCTGGATTTGTTTCTCCCCTTTGCACTGAGCAGCTTTCTTTAGAAAATTCTGGCTCCGTGATTAAGGCTCTAGTCGCTAAATCTTCAAAGTAATCGCTTAAAATACTTTGCCATTGTCTTGGCTTAATAGTTTTTGCAGCATCGCTCACTTGACTGTCCGCTATAATAACGTGATCTTTTACATTTAGAGTCTCTAAAAGTCCGTAACCTTCTCTAATATTAAAATCAATATTTAAGTTTCTAGGATAGGCATACTGCAAAGGAATTTCACCCTCTGGATGATATGTCGTAACCAAATCCTGCACCTTGTAAGATCCATTTTCTAATAAAACGGTTGAGCATCCATTTTTGACCAATAAATCTCTATTGTTATAATCCGCCATATCTCCAATCACTCCCGAATTTGGAGTTGGCATATCTGGATAGCTTTGATTATTTACCGTTAATTGCGGAGTATCTTGCATTACTCTAGCTGATAACGCTACCATGTTTGCAGCTGCTTCCCAACTAAATCCTGCGGAATTTGGAGCGGGACAAAGCACATTTGTGACCTCGTTAATCCTATCCGTAGCATTTGTGATAGTAATCAAATCATCTTTATCATCTTCAACACTTCCAAAGAAAGCTAAAAAAGGCTTAAAGTCGATTGCGTTATATCTACCCGTTGGTGTGACTCCAAAAGGAACACCGTTAATTTGTTCAAATTGCTCTAATTTATCCGCATAAGGATTAATTATTGAGTTGTACCAAGTAGATCCAAATTGAGCAAAACTAGGCGCTAAATCAACCGTTCCAGCTCCCGAACTTTTATTGGTTTGCGAATAAGTAACTCCAGCCGCGTCGCCTTGATTGCTTATAATTACGCCCGCTGTGTCGCTCGTTGCGCCTTTCCATTTTGTTAGAAAAATTACCACTCCAGCGGATGAAGTAGCCGTAAATGGTGATCCTAAAACTGAATTAACAGCCAAGACAATTTTAGCAGCCGTTACGGTTGGTGTATCATCCTTAACAACTGAGTAATCATAGGTTTGAAAATCTAGATTATCCCGCCCGTTTACCTCTAGAGTGTGCGTGGCGTTTTTTGTTGCATTGCCTACCACCGTCCATTCTATTTCTGTTGGTTTTGCGTCTCCAGCGGTTTCCTGTGGAAAAACCACTGTAGGTATTCCCGCAACTCCAGAAGAATTTGAAGGCCTTAAAATTCTTAGTATCTGATGAATTGGACTTCCAAAGCCGTAAAGCTCTCCAGCTTCTTGAGCTGATGTAACTTCTTTTTTGGTGATATCCAAAGCTCCTTGATTGGCGGTGTTCGCTTCGCCAAAAATTGCGATAATTTGATTTAGATTTGCGCTTGTCTCGTTAAAAAATCCCTTTGTGATTCTATAACCAGCTACTCTTGCTCTACGCTCTAAACCTACTGCGGTTGAAATTGATGCCATGGTTTTTTTGTTTATTAATTAATTAATTCGTATTTATACCCTAAATCGGTATTTGATAATTTTACGTTTGCTAAATTATTCGTCAGCAAAACGCCTTCTTCAACTTTATAATTTTGATAAAATCTAACTTCGTGATTTAACCTAGCCATGCTCATAAAACTAGCATCTTGATTATTGCTTGGCTCGTATGGCTCAATATTTTGAACATTTGAAGACATGACTAAACCAGGAGTAAAATCCAATGTCACATAAAAATTACTTTGCAAGATTGCTTTAATTTGAAAAGTAATCTTATCTCTTAAGTTCGTGCTTAATAAATCCCCCCTTTTTGTTGGTGTTTGCTTTGCCGTAGCCCACGTGTCAATGGTAAAGGTTCCCGTTTCTTGCGATCCATATTGATTTATTGAATCTGGATTTAAGCTTTCAAACCTTACATTAATTACTAATATCTCAGATTTGTCAATAGGCACCATTCGATCAACAAAAACATTTATTGGAAAAGTATCTGATTGTAAAACTTTTTGATTTTCCAATTCCGTTTTTAAAATAGCAGCAATTTGATGCTTTATAAGCTCAATGCCTGATGGTGCTATAATAGTATTAATCAGTGCCATAATCGCCAAGTATGCAAGTTATCATTCCAAGAGTTTCATCTGGAAAGTTTTCAGTAACAATGTAGTTTTTTAAATTGCCGGTTGAGTCTTTGACGTTTACAAGATGATTCAGTAAATTAACCTCATTATTATCATCCCGAGGGTTATAATTTTTGGCTAACAAATCCGCTTCATCAAAACAAACATGAGCATTTTTACTATTAATAGGTAAGCCATCGGAATCAAAGTTTATGTGATGTTTAGAAGATAAACCATCGGTTTCGATAGTTAAGCCGCTAGTAGGATGAATTAAAGTGATTTTTTCACTAAAACCGCCCTTCATAATTCTTTTGGCATCCCTTCTGGCTTTTATTAATAGCTTTCCGCTCATTGTTTACTTCTTATCTGGTTTAAATGTTTTTTCTGGCTTTGCCTTTTTATCCTCTTTTACCGCTTCCACAAAACCGCTTTTAAGGCTTTCGTTTATGTCTACAAATTTGGACTCATGAATAACATCGCCTTTAACTGCGATTTGATTATTTGCCAAAAGATGCTTAAAAGTCAATATTTTGAATTTACTCATTTTGATTTTTTTTATAATGGCGGCTTTTACACCGCCGTTAAATTATTAAGCTTTTACGCCGCATTTTACTAAGCTAAAACTTGAGCCGTATAAATTCGGTCAATTGTGATCGGCATTGCTAATGGCGCCGAAGTGATTTCCAAAGTGGAGCTCATCGTTTTCATATCCGAATAAGCTCTAAGTAAAAACTCAGCCTCAGTAACGGAAGGCATAGAGCTTGTCTGTCCACCTATCTGACGATCTACCATGTTAGGTAATCCTGCAAAAACTGTTTTTGCCATAAAATCGTCTGGAATAAATACCGCTTTGTTTGCGTCTAAATAGTATGCTGTGCTTGCATCCGCCTTGGTGTACTTTTGATTATACGTCCAAAGATTAATGTTAAAATCACCAGCAGAAACTTGACCATGAAATGCAAAACCAGTAACGTTGTTAAATTCTGGAGATTGCACATCAGCGCGGTTAATGCGTCTGTTATCAGCTTCTTCTTTAAATTTTGGATTAGTAAGCAAGGCGGCTAAACCCTCCCCACGCATTACCATATTAAGTGTCATTGAAGAACTCGCTCCAACATCACGTAAAAAAGTTCCAGCATCCTTTAAACTAGCCAAAGGATTAGCTGTCGCGTTAGTAAAATACTCGCCAGCTCCTAAATCAACCATCGATGCCGATTTTCTCTTGTAATCAATGGAATCACCATTTTCAAGCTCAACTATTCCCGTCATCATTACATCGGCTTGCTGCTTTCTGATAGCTCTTTCGATTTTGTCACGCATTTTGCGAATGTTTTTTAAGGCATTCTGAGCAATAATCGCATTAACATCTGAGTTTTCTAGACCAACGCCCAATGCGATTGTAGACATGTAGACTTCGTCTTTTTGAAAGTCGTACTCCTCACGAAAATATGGAGGCTGAAACTTCTTTTCAGTAACGATGCTAAATTTGTTTTTGTTTCCTTCGGTAAATCTACGAACGTCAACGGCGATGCTATCGTTGTCCCGCTGAACTTCTAAATCTACCTGCAAAGTCAAAGCTGTTTCCCGTGGAAAAAAGCCCGAAAATCCAGCCAAAACTGGCTTGTCTTCTACAAATGTTCCGACAACCTTACTGGCGATCGTTTTTGTGTGGTTTTGAATAGTAATTGCCATAATTAATTGTCTATTTTGGTTTGTTCTTGAACTGTGAAAATCACAAATCCTAAATCAGTTAATATATCTCTCAATGCTTTGTTACCAACAGTAGTGTCCAACGCTACGTTTGTCGGCAAAGATAATAGTCCACCGTCAATATCTCCTTTGATTGCGTAATCAATTTTTACCGTTGCGGCGTTATCCGCTAAAGTAGCTGGGTTCATGAATGTAATCCCTATAACATCAGCTAAATTATCTGCTGTGGCTAGCTCTAACTGCCCAGCATTTCCAGTATCTCGAACGACTAATTGACCTATCGTGGCCGCTTGAGAAGCCTCGGGATCTGTGTTATTCGCTAAAACGCCTTTGTAAAATCTGGCTCCGTATAGGAATAAGTTTTTTCTAACGTAATCAACCGTTGATTGATTGTTAGTTTCGTTTCTTTGTGTGGCTGTTATGCTCATAATTTATTTCAATTTAAAATTAAACGCTTCTTTCAACTCTTTTTCAGCTTCTGTAGATCCCGCGTCAAGAGTTGATTCGCCCGTCTGAAAGTCAGTAGTCGATTCACTTTGTATCGCTTCAATGGTTTTCATTTTGCTAGATTTTACTAACAATTTTTCACGCTGTGAGCTTGATATTTCTTTTCCGCTTTCAATGCCTTCCATTACGGCTTTTGAGTCGGTTTCGTTGTGAGCCAACCAGCTTTGAACTCTTTCCGACTCAGCTGTTATGCCCATGCCAAGAACTTCGCTAAAGAGTTCTGGATGCGCTTGTTTTAGTTCTTGATGTGTCATTTTGCTATTTGAATTAAAATTAAGATTAGTGTTAATGTTGTTGTTTGTTATTATTTTTTGGAATAAATCCTCCATTGTAGATTTACCATCTAAGTATATTCCCGTGTCGTCTTTTGCGAAAATTGCGTTTCCGTTTAATTGCTCATTTGTTAATTTAGGTCTATTTGCTTGTAATACAGAGATAAACCTTTCATTGATTGGGTCTAAAAGTTCATCAACTAAAAGAGTGTAGTTATCATTGTTTAAAGCCTCTTCAAGTGGCTTATTCTTTAAAACGGATTTGGTTGCGTACAATCTAATATATTTAACTCCGTCTTTTTCGCTGTTTGCCGCTCTTCCCTCAGTTTGTAACATAGTCCCAAGGCTTCCAACCATAGACATATCACTTTGATAATATATACCATCAGCAGCGGAAGCTATGCCATAAGCAGCACTTGCTAGAGTCCCACCTTTTGAAATCAAAACATAAACGGGTTTTCCCATCGATTTAACCTCGTTAATAGTATCGACCATTATTTCAACGGCGGCGGTAGATCCGCCGCCCGAATCCATATCAAAAATAAATCCTTTAACTCGGCTATCTTTTGCCATGGATAAAACGTTTTTTGAAACGTCTGACATTCCCACGGTTGAAGCTCCTCCGCTGGTTAAAATTGGACCATTAATTTTCACAACCCCAACGCCATTAAATTGATCTTGATTTTCTAATTCGTAAGTTCGGCGAACCAATCTATCCTCGCTGTTAAATACAATATCAAAGCAATCGTTTTTAAGTCCGTTGTTGGACTTAAATTTTACGCCATTCTTAATATCGCTTAAAACCGCTAACATTGCGGGCAACGTAAAAGAGTCAACGCAAAAAGGCGTTAAACCGTATATCTCTCTGGCTAGTTGAAAATTCATATTACAAAATTAACGATTATTTTTATATTATTGCTTTTTTTCACGATATAACTTTTTTTATTACTAATTTTTAGTTATTTTTTTAAACTTTTCAACTCCACGACTTCCAAAATAAGCTAAATAAACAGTCACTAATAACGTCTTTAGCAGGTCAACCCAAACAGGATCAACATTAAAGTTGTTTCCTGAGCTGTCTAAAATTATAAACAAAGTCATTGCTAAAGTCAAAAAGCCCAAGCAAATAGGTCTAATGTTTTTACTTAAGAAAGAGTCTGACTCCATGTCGTATTTCCAGCGATTAGAAATATTAACCATATCCTCTTTATCCATTTCAAGTTGAGCCAAAAGCATTTTTTTATCAATCTCAGAAAGTTCATTTGATCCGCTTATTTTATCACCTAAATCGCTTAAGGCTTTTACACCTGTTATGTTAGCAGCAAGATCGAGAATGCTAGGAGTAACCACCGCGCCTTTATCCACCAGCCATCTAAGGCTGTCGCCCACTCTTGTGGTTCCGTTTCTTTCTTTATAAGATTTTTTCCCTGGATCTACCATGTTCTGTTTTTTCCTAAATCAATGTGAACAAAATGCTTTCTTTGATAATGCTTAAATCCTCCCATCCATTTATTGCTAAACAAATTAGATAAATAAATTATCTGACCTTGCTCTACCGTAGTAATATCTACCGCTCCCCACAAATGACTGCTTTCTCCGCTTCTCCCCTTGCTTAACTCGTGTCTTTTTGTACGTTTTCCGCAAGTAATAAAAAAAGAAAATCCAGCATCAGTTCTGTAAGGCTGCAAAGCCCATAAAATTGATAAATTTTGTTGCTGTTCTACGGTGCTTAATTGCTCAAATTCTTTTAAAATTAACTCTCTGTCTGACTCTGTGACTACGGAGTAACTGCCATAATTAAGATATTCACGAACCGAAAAGTTTTCGGGTGTAATTAGTTTTTTTTCTAATAAATCTAATCTTGTTTTTATATCGTTTTTCATGCCTTGTATTTTTTTAATTCCGCTAAAAGTAGTTTATTTTCTTTTCTTAACCCTGTAACCTCTTTTTCTAAATGATGAATTTTTTGTGTTTGCTCGTCAATTTTCTTGCTTTGCAAATCTATTCTTTTTGTCATAGTGAGGATAAAATCATTATTTTGCTTAGCCATTAGCTCATAAGCCTTTCCGATCTCTATGTTCGCATTACTGTCTCTTGATTTTTTACCAACTACAAAAGAAAATACAGTGCCAACGACGCCTGTAGCTCCTGTTATTATTATGGTGAGATTGTCGTTTAATACACTCATTTTTTTTTATTTATTAAAGTAAAAAATCATTTTCATCTATTTCTGGAGCTTCAAAAGTTGTAAGAATTCCTAAATTACACTCTTTGTATTCCGTTTCAAAGATAAAATAATTTCCGTTCTTATCTTTAATTGGATTGTAATAAGAATCTTGACTGGTTTTTTTGCCAATTAAAAAATCCTTTTCTTCTTTTGTTAATTTATACGACTTTATCATAAGTTTATTCCGTTATTTCCATTATATATATCTGACCAATCTTGCTCAGTGTAGCCCCTGCCTTTTAAAATTACTGTGCGTTTTTGTTTGCCTATTAAATTTAAATCCGCTGCAAAGCTTGCGTTTCCTAGTTGCATTGGGGATGTTGCGTTTACAAAAACAAATCCGTTAGGCACTGGAGCAGTTGCAACTTGCTCTCCGTTTAAATTTAAAAATAAATTAGAACCTATTTTGCTAACGCCTACCATATATTCTTTATTAAAATTAATATCAACAGAAAACTGAATAAATAAATCAACATTATTATCTGACACAATGTTAAAGCTAAATCTTCCCGCTAAATAAACAAGCTGCCAAGCCCTTACTCCTGACACGTTTTGCTTGATCCTACTCACCAACCAAAAACGATTTTGAGAATTAAAAGCGGTTGCGATAAATTCTGTTTTAATTGTAAAATCAACGTTAGCACCATTCCCATCAACAAAGTTTAAATTTGCGTTGTTAGGCACTTCTACAACGGCGTTGTCACCCGCATACGTGTAATACTCTCCATCTCTTGAAACCGAGCCGCTTATTGTTCCGTCCTCCCCGTTAATGGTGTCTATGGCGTCACCAGTTGTCTCGTTAAAAGGGTAGTTTGCGACCGCGTCAACGGCCAATGCGGTTGGGTTTACAGCTGGGTTTATTGTTATTATTTTTTGGCTAAAAAGC